CTTCCTGCTTCGCAGAAGGTTGTCGTAAACCTAAGTGGTTCTAACGAAGGCTTGACCCTTGCCAAGCTCATCGAAGCCAAGTCTATTCTTGGTAAAAATGAGACTCCAATGGGTGAGCAGAAATACTTCGTTCACCGCCAAGAGCAGTTGGACGACTTGCTAAACAACGTAAACCAAGTTAGCGATTCTGATTTCGCTGCTGTTAAGGCTCTCGTAAACGGTGAAGTTAATTACTTCATGGGATTCGAGTTCTGCCCGACTCAGTTGGTTGCTGTTGACGGAAGTGACATTGCAAGCACATTTGCCTACACTCGTAGTGCTCTTGTAGCTGGCATTACTTCTGCGTTTGACGCTCGCGTTGAGCAGATCCCAACCAAGAACTACTCATTCCAAGTTTGGTGTGAGCAGGACATTGGTGCTACTCGCGTTCAAGAAGAAGGCGTAGTAGAGGTACTCTGCGATCAGAGCCCATAGGCTCTTTAAATTCTAGGTTCTTCCTAGTCTCCTTGGCTCACCTCCTTCGGGGGGTGGGCTTGGGGGTTTAACATATAAGAAGCATGGCAGTAACAAAAACCGATATAGTAAATTTAGCGGCAACCCATTTGGGGGAAAGAAGGTACACAGATCCCTTTACCGACACTAGTCCAACGGCTGAGCTTCTTAGCTTTCGGTATGACTTTAGCAGAAAAGAAGTGCTAAGGTCACACACTTGGGGATGTGCTAAAAAAGACACTAGCCTCTCTGAAGATGCAACTGCTCCAGTTCACACATGGAGCAAAAGATATTTAGTTCCTCAAGAGTCTTTAAGGCTTGTCAATATAGCCGATACAGACTTAAATGATTTGCACTTTAAGGAGTACGAGCTAAAGGGCCAGTACATACACACTGACTTGGCTGCTCCTTTAAAGATTACTTACATTAGAGACGAGGAAGATACCTCCTTGTTTGATGCCTTGCTTATAGAGTCTATAGCACTTCACTTGGCGGCGTCTTGCTCATTGGCTATTGCTGATGACAAGGGGCTTACACAAGGATTGTTTTCGCTCTATGACAAAAAAGTAGAGGAAGCTAAATTCACAGATAGTCTGCAACGTCGTAGGCCAGTTGACAACATGTACGCTTCTTCTGCTTGGGATTCTCTTCACCACGGCGGCGAGGGAGCGATATGAGTTTGTGGACTAGAATAAATCGATTTAACGGTGGGTTGTGGTCGCCCCTATTGCATGGGCGTACAGATTTAGAAGACTACAATTCTGCCCTAAAAACCTGCAAGGGTTTTATACCACTTAAGTATGGTCCCGCTGAACGCATGTGGGGCTTTGAGCATGCTGCTGAGGCTAAGACTAGCAAAAGCATACTGTTGCCATTTAAGTTTAGCCAATCGGTAAACTACATTATTGAGACTGACGGAACGTACATGCGTTTCTTTGATAGTTCTCAAAACACTATTGGCAACACTCAAGTTACGGTTGACATAGGAGATGTTTCGGCTTGGGCAGGAACTACTTCATACAGGTACGGGCAATTAGTCAAGAATGGTGGAGTTGTGTATGCTTTTAAAACACTAGGAGGGGGTACCTCTGCTGGTAGTTTTACTTCAAGCAATTGGCACACTTTAACAGAAACAGAAACAACGGGCACATTTATTTACGAAATCCCGTTGCCAATGAGCCAGTTTACTTCTTACCTGAAATACCCTATGAGGGCACAGGTAAATGATGTAGTCTATTTGGTAAATGAAAATTATGAGCCATTAACTCTGTCTCGTTATGGACCAACTGATTGGCGTATAGAGCAAGTTGAATTTAGCCTACCTCCGGTTATTGAGCAAAACACAAGTACAACCACGCTGGCTGTTAATGGATATGTAGGAACTGGAGTAACCGTTACTGCATCATCTGCACTATTTGAGTCTGGTCATGTTGGTAGTTATTGGGAAATACGCGAAAAACGTGAGGCCCAAAAAGCAACTAAAGATTTAAAAACAGCAGGCTCTGGACCTTGGGATAGCGGTGCAGTTCCTATTTTTGGAGATTGGGTTTTTACAACTAGTGGTAATTGGGCAGGGGAAATTGGCTTGTATAGATCCATTGATAATTTTTCTACTGAAGAACTTATTCATTCTGTTAGTAGCACCAAATCAGATAATTTTAACATTACGGGAAGCGAGTCTAACCCCAAGGCACAATATAAAATTAAAAGTATAGGTGTTTTTACAAATTCGACCGCCGACGGCTTGGCAATAATAACTGCACCAGCTATTGAGGTTAAAGGCAGTTTTAAAATTACTCAATACACAAGTTCTACTAGCGTAACAGCGGATTGGGTTGAGTCGCTTGACTCTACAGCAGGCGGTGCAGTGGCTGCTACTGAACTATGGTCGGAGGGTGCATTTAGTAATGTGCAAGGATGGCCTGCTGCTGTTTGCTTTTACCAGGGACGCATTTGGTTTGGCGGTACAGACAATCGCAAACAAACTATTTGGGGTTCAGAAATTGACAATTTTAAAAACTTTGGAACCTCTGTCCCTAATGTATTAGCAAGCGATGGTGTAAGCTACACGTTGTCTAGCGTGGAACAGAATAAAATTAGATGGTTTGCCGGAGAAGATGCCTTACTAATTGGAACGTCAGGAGAAGAATACTCTTTGCGTGGATCTGACAACAATGCTATATCTGCTACGTTTGCTCCATTGATTCGGGTTCAAAGTTCAGTTGGCAGTGCATACATACAGCCAAGACAGGTTAACGGAAGGGTAATTTTTGTTACCCCAGAAAGGCAACGTGTTTACGAATTGTCATACGATTGGAGAGCTAGGGGTTACGCTGCTGAAGACTTGACTAAGCTTAACGCAAAAAACACTGGAGCTAGTGATCGAGCATACACTCAAATAGCCTACAGCCAAGATCCTTACAGAATATTGTGGTTGCCCAACAACGGTCAGATTGATTGTTTGATTTTAGAAAAACAAGAAGAAGTTCAGGCTTGGTTTGAGCGGAAACCTAACGAAAACAATTTAGACCAATTTCTTAGTGTTGCATCTGTATACGGATCAGACGAGGATGACGTTTGGGTTATTTACCGCAATTATATTACGGGAGTTTTAGATAGTAAAATTCAAATAATGCGTTTGCGTTCTTCTGAAAACACAAGAAACTATCAATGGTTTTTGGATGCTGGCAAGGTTGTAACTGGGGCAGAAAGCGACACAGCGTACCCTGACCCCGATCTTGGCAGCGAATTTACCCTTGTTACGGGAGCGGAACATTTAGGCTCTTACTCATCTTTAGGCGGAACCATTAGCTCTAGCGGTACAACTGTAACAGGAACCTCAACTACTTTTACTTCTAGTCTTTCTGTTGGAAACTACATCAAGGCTGGTGGCAAAACTCAACGTGTAGCATCAATTGCCAGTGACACTTCATTGACTACTACAAACGCTTTTAGTCCAGCACTGTCTGGAGCTTCGTTTGAATTGGCTCGTGGCAGGGATGACGTTTTTGTTTTGGGCAATGGACTGGTGCTTGGCCCATATCAGGTACACGGCGATAGGTTTAGTGTGGACGGTGAATTTAGTTCCGGTTCCCATTCAATTATTTACGGGATAGCTTATCCTTCAGAAATTGAGACAATGAAGTTGCAGGCACCAGCAGGCGACGGCATGTCTAGGAATAAAAACAAAAGGGCGGTAAATGTAGGTGTTGGTTTCTTTAGAACACTAGGTGGAGACATTGGTGTAAGGTATGACTATGAAGATGGTCAGACTGGAGAAAACTCCTACGAGATACAGTTCCGAACTCCCCAAGACAACATGGACACGGCCATACCTCTGTTTACGGGCGAAAAGATTTTGCCATTACCACACGGTAACTTTCGCTACTTTTCTTTATTTTACAAACAAACCAAACCACTTCCCGCGACAATACAGTATATGTCGCCACAAATTTTACCTAAAGGACAATAATGGGAGACTTCGCACAAGCTATATTTGGCGGCATAGAAGGCGGTGCTCAAATTGCAATGGGCCGCCAGCAAAGAGCATTGGCTGAACAAAATGCTAAGATTGCAGAACTAGACGCACAACAGGCAATGGAGGACGCAGAAACCCAAGCGTTCATTGAATTGCAAAAAAGTCGCATGATTGTTGGCGAACAAAGGGTTGGATTTGCAGCAGGAGGTGTTGTGACAACCACCGGCACACCCGCAGTTTTAGCCGCTCAGGAGGCCGCTATGGCCGCCCAAAGAGTTGGGAGTGTTATGATGCAGGGTCAGGCTGAAGCGTCCAGTCTGCGACGTGGTGCTGACGCTATGAGGTTTCAAGG